GATGCCTCAACAAATTCAATAGCCTTTTGCTTAATGGAAAATGATGTTCCTTTAAAATGGGGCAAGGTAAACCTATCTGGCGAAGACATCTATGAAAAAATACATGATGCAAAAAATAAAATGTCATTAATGTTAGATGAATTAAAGTCTGATTACATAGCAGTAGAAGGCGCAGTACTTGTCAGATCACCAGACGCTGTGATAAAATTGTCTTACGTATATGGAGTCGTTATTGCTGAACTTATGTCTACTGGCGCAAAGGTTATTACAATTAGCCCGTCCGCTTGGCAGGCATACATAGGCAACAAGAACCCTACTAAAGATGAAAAGTCCGCAATAAGGCTGGCTAATCCAGGCTATGCAGATTCATGGTATAAAAATCAGCTACGTAATATGAGGAAGCAGAGAACTGCTGACTACTTTAATAAGAAATATGGTTTACAAATTGTGGATTTTGATGTTGCAGATAGCTTTGGTATTGCACATTATAGTAACCAGGTGCTTACAAAACGATGAAGTTGTATCAGAGTAAAGACTGGCTATATAGAAGATATGTAGTTCAAAAGAAAAATGTGACAGAGATTGCTAAAGAGTGTAATGTGTCTGCTATGACTATACAGAGATATTTAGAAAAATTTAATTTGATGAGGAAATAATGTTAGATCGTAATTTATTAATAAATCATCCAGAACCAGAGAAAATACAATGGCTAAGGATTAGTAAAGAAGATTATATTGAAATTGAAAAAGTTGCAACTGACAATGTTGTTTTTTTTGATCCGTTTGTTATTGATAATTTTTTTAATGAGAATGATTTTGAAGAGCTAAAAGAATATTTATTTAATAAAGACAAATCAAAATTTGAATATCAAGAGAATATGAAGAAGTTAGAAAAAGTTGTTGATCTGCCAGAAAAATTTGTTGATATAGCAACTAAAAAACTAAAGAGTATTTTAAATACAGAAGATTTAGTAATGACTCATTCAAGATTTGCACATCATCAAATATCTAAAGATAAAGAAAAGCCAAATGTTTATTTTCATATAGATAGATCTCCAGGAACTTACATGGTAAACATACATATAGATGGCAATAAGGAATGGGGATTTGTTGTAAACGATAAAGAGTTTTTTACAAAACCCTCACAATCAATTTTGTGTCAGCCAGAATTTGATTTCCACTATAGACCTGAGTGGATAGGCGATGATGAAAATGAATATCATCAAGCTTTATTTTTATTTTTTGTAAATAAAAATCATTGGTCAATAAGTAAAGATAATTTAGAACAGACTAGGTCTGATTATTTAAATAATAAATATAATTTTGGAAAAGATTTTAAAAATTCAAAAGAGTTAAAAGGCTTTGCAGATCAAAAATTTGAAATGTTTTTTAAATATTATAAAGAATTAAATAAAGATTTATTAAAAAAAACTAACCCAGGATTTGGAAAAAAACAATGACACTTAAATCATACCCAAACAAAGAAGGCGGATACCAGGCTTGGATAACTGACCTTCAGCTAATTTCAACATCTGCTCCATCAGGGCATAATATTATTGTAGAATGCTTAGAGATAGCAGAAATGTTAATTAAAAAGAATATATCATACGGAAACTCTGCCATCGAACCAATTCGTATATTTTCAAAGGCGGACTCAAAAGAACAGATTCGTGTACGTATTGATGACAAGATTAATAGAATTCAAAATGATCAGGCTTTCCCAGGAGACAATGACATTGACGATTTAATAGGCTATTTAATTTTATTAAAAATTGCAAATAAATCTTAGTCAACTAAAACGTGGTATAATAATTATATGACAGAATTAGAGCCAGCAGTTCATTTTGACCGTATGAATAAAGTTGTTCAGGAATTGCTTAAGGGCAACTCAGCAACCCAGATAGCCACACTAACAGGTTTCTCAAGAAAAGAAGTTTTAGAATATGTAGATGAGTGGAAATCTGTTGTTCATAATGATCAAAACATGCGTGACAGAGCAAGAGAGGCTATCTCTGGTGCTGACGAACATTATGCAATGCTCATCAAAGAAGCCTGGAAAACTGTTGAAGATGCGGACACACAAGGCCAGCTAAACGTTAAAGCTGGAGCCCTTAAGCTTATAGCAGACATAGAGACAAAAAGAATTGCAATGCTTCAGTCAGTAGGAGTTTTAGAAAACTCACAGCTTGCATCTCAGATTGCAGAAACAGAAAGAAAGCAAGAGCTCCTTGTTGGCATTCTAAAAGAAGTTACCGCTGGATGCCCTAAGTGCAAGATGGAAGTTGCAAAACGTTTGTCTCAAATAACTGGTATAGTTGAATCTATAAAAATTGAAGATGCAGAGGTTATAACTAATGTTCAATAAAGATGGCTTTGAAGAAATTGGTAAAAACATATATGTATATAATAACTTTTTATCAAATGAAGAGTGCGATTTAATAGTTGAAGATATTTTAAAATTAAACGAAGATGATTGGGCTATACCACCACAGTCAACTGCTAAAGGATATTTTGGAACAATTAAGCCGATAGAATCAATATTAGACATAAGAAAAAAAATTATTCCTTTACTTACAGAAGAAAATTATTTTAAATTTGTAGGCAGAGGTAAAAAATTACTTAAGGGCTCATCTACAAGAACTCACACAGATATTTTTCAATATCAAGATGTAGCTGACAAATCGAATGAATATGTTGAAGGACAAGATTTTGATAGAGCAGACCTAGTAACATATGGCATTATATTATATTTTAATGAATTTGAAGGCGGTGAAATTTTTTATCCAAACCAAGGTGGTTTACAGTATAAGCCAAAAAAGGGTGATCTTTTAATACATGGCGCAGAAGAAGAATGCAGGCATGGAGTAAAAGAAGTTCTAAGCGATGTTCGTTATTTTTCGGTAGGAATTTTTTTTAATCATGTTAAAGTTCCAAAAGGATATGATTTTAAATACACCATTAAAGATGAAACTGCAGGATAAATATGCCATTTGATTTTTCTGATTTAATTGATATTTTAGATGGTGAAGAGTTTGAAGAAAAGCCAGTAGACTTAAGAACATTTGTAAATGATCCAAACTATTTAGGCCTTCCTCCGCTATCTGATTATCAGTATATATTGATAGAAAAAAGCTCTCAGATATATAAAGAGTCTACATTAAAAAAATTATTTGGAGAAGATGAGGGTGCAGTTAGGTTTAAACAAACTGCCAATGAAGTAGTTGCTCAGCTAGGTAAAGGTTCAGGAAAAGATTACTGCTCAACCATTGCAGTTGCTTATATAGTGTATTTACTATTATGCTTAAAAGACCCAGCAACATATTATGGCAAACCACCAGGAGATTCAATTGATATTATCAATATTGCTATTAACTCGCAGCAAGCAACAAACGTATTCTTTAAAGGTTTTAAAAGCCGCATCGATAAGTCTCCATGGTTTATAGGTAAATATTATTCAAAAGCTTCTGAAATTCAATTCAGTAAAGCTATAACAGTACACTCAGGTCACTCAGAAAGAGAAGCTTGGGAGGGATACAATGTTATTGTTGTAATCCTTGATGAAATTTCTGGATTTGCAATTGAAAATACTACTGGGCACGATCAAGCAAAAACTGGTAGTGCGGTATATGACATGTACAGGGCCTCAGTAGATTCACGTTTTCCAGACTTTGGAAAAGTAATCTTACTATCATTTCCCAGATTTAAAAATGACTATATACAGCAAAGATACGATGCTGTTGTTGGAGAAAAAGAAACTGTAGTTAGAGAGCATAAATTTAAAATGTATGATGGGCTGCCAGATAATACAGACGGAAATGAGTTTAAAATTCAATGGGAAGAAGATCATATTTTGTCTTATAAGATTCCTAAAGTTTATGCATTAAAACGCCCAACCTGGGAAGTGAACCCAGTTAGAAAGATTGATGATTTTAAAACTGCTTTTTATACCAACCCCTCGGACGCTCTTTCAAGATTTGCCTGCATGCCACCAGATGCTGTTGATGCATTTTTTAAGTCAAGAGAAAAGGTTGAAAAGGCTTTCAATGTGGGCGCTATAGCAGTCGACAACTTTGGCAGATTAGAAGAGTGGTTTATACCAGATCCAGATAAAAAGTATTACATACATGTAGACTTAGCACAAAAACATGACCATTGTGCAGTAACAATGGCACATGTAAATAAATGGGTTAACGTAAAAGTAACAGACACATACTCACAGCCTGCACCTATTGTAGAGGTAGACGCAGTCAGGTACTGGACTCCAACTCCAAACAAATCCGTTGACTTTACAGAAGTAAAAGATTATATTCTTTCTCTTAAAACAAGAGGATTTAATATAGCAGTATGTACTTTTGACAGATGGAACTCTCATGACATGATGCAACAACTAAAACAATACGGAATAAATACAGAAATTTTGTCTGTTGCCAAAAAACATTACGACGATATGGCTATGATTGTAGCTGAAGAAAGATTGATCGGTCCACATATACCTTTGCTTATAGACGAATTGTGCCAGCTTAGAATCATGAGAGACAAGGTGGATCACCCTAGAAAGGGTTCAAAAGATTTAGCGGATGCTACTTGTGGAGCTATATTCAATTCAATTAGCAGAACAAGATTTGATAACAATCAAGAAATTAATGTTCATACTTATGAATCAATGAGTTATGATAATGATTTTGGGTCCAAAGATGACCCAGATACAACATCTTATAATATGATCAGGGCACCAAGAATGCCCCAAGATTTAAGAGAAGCAATGGACAGGATGCAAATAATATGAGCGAATACCAAGAAAAAGCAAAAGAATGCAAATGCTGTAGCAAGCATGTGCCCCTACCTACCGTCCTAAGAGAATACTCTGGCATAGTTGTATGCCCAACAACATTTGCAAATATAGTAGAGTATAAAAGGATATGGGAATCGTATGGACAAAGACCCATGGGAAGCATTAGAAAACATTTTTCAGAATACGTACAGCAGATAGTAGAAAAAGAATTTGTTAAATGAATTCAGATATATGGAAAGAGTCATCTTATCCCGTAAAGAATGAAATATCTGATTGGCAAAATGTTTGTAATGAGTATGGCTTTAACTCTAAAGAATTTTCTAGCTCAGCAGATTTTTTAGCTTTAGGGTGTTCTATGACATTTGGGATAGGTGTTGAAGAAAATAAAAATTGGGCAGACATAATTTCTAAAAATGCTAATTTAAATGGACACAACCTATCAGGATGTGGGAAATCAATAATGTGGAGCATAAATAAATTTTTTTCATACGTAAACAAATTTGGTAATCCAAAATTTGTATTTTGTTTTTTCCCAGAGTTTTATAGGATTGAAATTGCTTCAAGAGCTGATCACATGATTCCAAAATACAATCATTTCCCAAAAAATAATTTAAACGAAAAAGATATTATAAGGTACGGAGTCTGGAATAAAAATAATAATAAAAATGAATTTAAAATAAATGAATCTTTAATTGCAGAAAACGTAATCCCAAAAGAAACTTCTTTTGATATATCAATTCAGTATATAAAGATGTTAGAAATGTATTGTAATTCTAACAACATAAAGCTATTTTGGACAACGTGGTCTCAAGAGGAGTCCGATTGGTTAGATTTAAATGTAGGAAATACTGAATTTAAAAATTATATATCAAACGATATGAAAAATTGGCATTGCAGAGGTGTTGATAATATGAAAGAAATTTTTTGTCAAAATGTATCTGAATGCTCTGCCGATAAGGAATGCACTTTGGGATATAGCTGTCACGAAGAGTATTTAAATGAAAAAAACTTTTATTATCCAAGGGATGCCTACACCTCACCAGCCGTACATTTTGGCTTTCATAGACAAATTCACATTGCAGAAACCTTTTTAAATGCTGTTGACGTCCCAGGGGTTTAAATGTATAATTTAGTAACTGGCGCCAGTAGCTTAGTTGGTTAAAGCCCCGAACTCATAATTCGGTAATCGTAGGTTCGAGTCCTACCTGCCGCACACCTCTGTAGCTCAGCGGAAGAGCAACAGACTTCTAATCTGTTTGTCGCTGGTTCAATTCCAGCCAGGGGTACGATACGCTGTATCACTTATATAAGGAGAAAAAATGAGCGAAGCAAAGTGCCCAGTAACTGGGCATTCAAATAGTACAAATGCAACAAAGAACTCAGACTGGTGGCCTAATCAGCTAGATCTTTCTGGACTTAGAAAGCATTCAGAAAAATCTAATCCAATGGGGGAAGATTTTAATTACGCTAAAGAATTTAAAACTTTAGATTTGGAAGCTGTTAAGAGTGATATCAATACACTTTTAACTACTTCACAAGAATGGTGGCCAGCAGATTACGGAAATTACGGTCCATTCTTTATTCGTATGGCGTGGCACTCTGCTGGTACATACAGAGTATCTGATGGACGTGGTGGTGCGGGAGAAGGTCTACATAGATTTGCACCACAGAACTCATGGCCAGATAACGGCAACCTAGATAAAGCCCGCCGTTTGTTGTGGCCTATCAAGCAAAAGTACGGAAAGAAAATTTCATGGGCAGACCTTATGATACTTGCAGGTAACGTTGCTCTTGAAAATATGGGATTTAAAACATATGGTTTTGGCGGTGGTCGTGAAGACGTTTGGGAGTCTGACAACACATACTGGGGAACAGAAAAAGAATGGCTTGACAATGAGCGCTACTCTGGTGATCGTGAATTAGATCAACCACTTGCCGCAGTTCAAATGGGTCTGATTTATGTAAACCCTGAAGGTCCAGATGGAAACCCAGACCCACTTCTTTCTGCTAGAGACATTCGTGAAACATTTGCTCGCATGGCGATGAATGATGAAGAAACGGTTGCGCTTATTGCAGGAGGACACGCATTTGGTAAAGCACATGGCGCAGGAGACAAGGCTCACGTTGGCCCTGAACCAGAGGCTGCACCTATTGAAGAACTTGGTCTTGGATGGAAGAATTCGTTTGGCAAGGGTAATGCAGAAGATACAATTACAAGTGGTATTGAAGGTGCATGGACTGCAACACCAACTAAGTGGGACAACTCATATCTAGATTTACTATTTAAGTATGATTGGAAGCAAACAAAGTCACCCGCTGGTGCAATACAATGGATTCCAACAGATGAGTCTGCTGCTAATTTAGTTCCAGATGCACATATTGAGGGTAAGTTTCATGCTCCAGTTATGACAACTGCAGATCTTGCACTACGATTTGATCCAGAGTATGAAAAGATTTCAAGAAAATTTATTGAAGATTTTTCATACTTTTCACTTCAGTTTGCCCGTGCTTGGTTTAAGCTAACTCATAGAGATATGGGGCCACACAGCAGATATCTTGGAAGCGAAGTTCCGCAAGAGCAGATGATCTGGCAAGATCCAGTTAGCAATACAACAAAAAATGGTCTGACACGAGAAGAAGCTGATACAATTAAAGACAGAATATCTTCTTCTGGACTTTCAATTTCTGATTTAGTAACCACTGCTTGGGCTTCAGCATCAACATTTCGCAAAACAGATAAACGTGGTGGAGCTAATGGTGCAAGAATTCTTCTTGAGCCACAACGCTCTTGGGCAGTAAATGATAAAGAATCTATTGATAGAGTTGTTACTGTTTTAAATCCTATTAAAACAGAATTTAATGTATCTCTTGCAGACCTTATTATTTTTGCTGGCTCTATAGGAATTGAGATGGCAGCAAAAAATTCAGGGTTTAATTTAAATATAGCAACCCCTGAAGAAAATTCAAATGGAATTAAATGGGGCAGAGGAGATGCAACTCAGGAACAAACAGATGTTGATTCTTTTGCAGTTCTTGAACCAAAATTTGATGCATTTAGAAACTACATTGATCCAAGCATTACTGCCCCAGAAGAAGTGCTGCTAGTGGAAAAATCCAGACTGCTTGGATTAACGCCAGTAGAGATGGTACTACTACTATCTGGTATGAGAATGCTAAGCAATGACAAATTAGACAATAGCTATTTGATTAAACTATTGTCTTTTATTAATGCTAATGAAGCAACAAATAT